CAGTTGATGAAGAAGAAGAAGCTCTAGGAGATAGTTTAATATCTACTCCCTTTTGTTGTATCATTGCAACAAGTTTATCTAATTCTGTATTTAATGTTTCTATTGGGAATGTGCCAGAAGTTGGGAAATCTGTGGATCTAGAAATACTTAAATTTCTATATATTGTATATTTATCACCAACAGTAGCTCCACCACCTAAAGTAATATTACCACCACCACTTGCTCCAGCTCCAGTTACAGAATATTGTGCTGCACTAGATGGACTAGAAGCTAAACTTAATGTAGTATCTGTTCCACCAGAAGTTTTTATTACTACTAAATCTGCATCTGCAAAAAATTCAAATGGTACACTAAATGCTGTTTGACCACCACTAGCAGTATATTGTACTCTTGGATCTGTTGCTGATATTGTTATACTCATCTAAGTCCTTTTTCTTCTATCTCATCAAATAATGAATCTAAAAACCATACATTTTGAAACGGTAAAAGTCTACGCACATTCCTAGCTGTATGATGATTGTACTTACCTGTTCCCCAAGTCCACATTATATCTGATATATTAGCAATTTGACTTGCAGTAGGCCCAAGAACATCAGGTACAGGATTATTAAATATATCTCTATATGTTCCATAAGGTTTTTTAGCTCCCAATAATGGTCGTAATCCTATTTCATTATTACCTAATCTTTCAATAGCATTATTAATATCAGAATAAATACCACCTAATCCTGATCTATCAAATGCATCTACAATCTTTTGACCAAATGGTTTTTTAGAATAATCTCTATTAAATGCTTTTTGTCTAAATGCATCTACACCAGCTCCAGCAGCTAATAATAATACTCCACTAAAGAAGTTAGCATCTTTTTCTTGTAATCCTCTCATTAGTATTCTTTGAGTAGCAGCCATACCAAATTTTTTAAATTGAGTTAATAGTCCACCCATTTCAGTATTTGCCCATAATGGCACATCACCTTTGCTTGGAGTAACAATATCTACATTAGCTTGTTTACCTATTGCTGAATGAAAAAAATCTGCTGCTTCTTTATCTGTCCATTCATCAGAATTAGCTACTCTTAAAGATTTATATGTATCTCCATTAGCTTTCCATTTTCTAGCATTAACTCCATAACCGTATTTAGTATATTGTTTATATATTCTTTTTGCCATAGATTCACTAATACCCATACTTCGTAATCTAGCTTTATTAACTTTTGATATTTTACCAGTTAATATTTGTTGCTCTATTGCTTCAAACATTCTTGTTCCATTGTATAATGACGCAATATTTTTTACTGCTGTATTCCAAGGGTTAGATAAATTTAAATAAGTAAAATATAAATTACCCATGCTACTAGCTCCTCGTTCAAATTTATTAAACACACCAAAAGCATCATCTAAACCATACATAGCCATAGCTCTTGTACTAGCAAACATATCTAAAGATTCACCACCAAGTTGAGTAGTCTTTAAATTCATTTTATATATTTCTTTAAAGTAACCACTTGTTAATAAATCCCAAGAAATTTTATAAGATTTACCCATACCATTAATCATTACTAATCTGGCAACATCTACTGTTTGAGCTATTCCAGTAAGCATAGTCATAGCATTATATAATTTCATTAGTCTAATACCTCTACTAACAGATCTATTAGGATCTTCTGCTAAACCATAAGTACCTCTTAATAAATGTATACCAGCATCTAAATCTTTTAATATTTTATTTTTTTGTACTTCTAATGCTTCAGCTTCTCTTGGAGTTTTAGCAGCTATAATCATTTCATCATATGTTTCAGCAATTTGTTTTATTCCCATTTGATTTTGTTTAGGAATATAATTTGTGCCAAATCCCATAGGATCACCAAATGCTTTAGTAATTTCAATGTCAGGAATAGTTTGGTTAAAATACATTTTATTTAAAATTTGTGTATCGGTTTCAATAAAACCTTCTTTAGCTAAATGTCGGTAATCAATATTTATTGTTCGTTGTTTAAATCTATTTGATATTTTATTTATCTTTTCTATATACCCATCAATGTCAGCCGAAGTTCCTTTTCCAGCTGCAATCTTTAATTCATCTGCTAAATTAGGCATAGCTATTACAGGTTGATATTGTTTAAATCCTTCTGCAATATCTAATATTTCATCTTGTGTAATTGCTGGATTTCTTTCTCGTAAAGCCATTCCTAAAGTTTTTACAAACTTATCAAAGTTTGCGTCAATTACATCTCTACGATAAACAACATTAATATAATTATTAATTAAAGATCCATTTTCTTTTACATACTCTAATCTCTTTTCCATCTTAGCAATTTGTAAAATCATATCTTCTCTTTTTTTACGATTTTTAGTTTTAGCTAAAACTTGTTGTAAAAAATCAATATGTTTTTCCATTGCTTTTTGAGGTATTTTTAAACTGTCATATTCTTTTCCTATTGTTCTATAAAAATCATCAATAGCTTTTGATGCAGTAATTACATCTTCATCAAATACTGTTTGTGTTCCATACCTTGCTCCCATTTTATATTCCCAAATAGCTTGTCTAAATTGTTTGGGTGTCATGTATGCTTTACCTTTAACAAACTTTGTATCTAAACTTCTTTCTAAAAAGTTTTGACTTTTTGCTCCTTGTCTAGCAAGATAACTATTATAGGCAGCTTCTATTTTTTTTGTAGTAGTAACAACTAAAGGAGCATATCTCATTTTAATTTTTCTTTCTACACTTGGTCTTGTAATAATATCTTTTAAATTTTTATTTTGAAATAAAGGAATTTCTAACATTCTTTCCATCATTTCTTGAGCTTCACTTACTCCTTGTTTCATAACTCTAAATACAGGATTGTATGGGCCTTGTTCTCCAAACACACCTAAACCAGTAGGAGATATTTTATTCATTTCTTGTATTTGTTCTTCTGTCATTATTCTGCTAGTTCTTGGTACAGCAGCACCAGTAGTTCCAGCAGCAAATGCATCTTGTTCATCATACATATTTGCATATCTATCAAATTTTTTAGCTGACTTACCATTAGGTAAACTAGGAAACATAGCTGGTACAATAAATCCAGCAGCAGTAATAGTAGCTCTTTCTGCACTTGTTCTTGTATCATCAAGATAACCTTTAACAGCTTCTTCTCCACCAATAATACTTCCACCTAAAGCACTTCTTTTTAATCTACTACCTGTAAATAAAAATCTACCAGCTTTAGTAAACATAAAAATACTTGAAGGATCTGTAAGACCACCAATAATTCTTCCAATTATATAGCCCGGATCTCCATTTATAGATTTCATTTTCTTTTTAAATCTATCTAATAAATAAGTAGTATGATCTGCATTTTTAGAATGTAAAAAATTTCCCATAAATTCTTTATATGGCTCTAGCTGTGGATCATAAAAAGGATCGTAACTTATATCGACTTCATATAAATCTGGTCTATTTTGAAATACTGTTCTAACTAATTTTTGTGCACCTAATCCTATAACATTTTCATCAAGTATACCTTGAGCTATATTTACAAAATTAAAAGCAGTAGGTTGTTGTTCTGTTTTGTTGTAAATATCATCATTTGTTTGGTAATAAGGATTACCACTAGCAATATATACATCAGGCATTATTCTATAATTTCTACTGGCATATTATCATCTTGATTTAATGAAGGTAATTCTAATTCAAATTCTGGCACAGGTGAATTAGTAGATCTACCTTCTGCCCACATTTCTAATAATTGAAAATTACTCATAAATCTTCCTTTGTATTGTCCATATCTAGCACCATCATTAAATAATTCTTGAGCTATTGTAGCTTCAGGGTACATTGCATAAGTTTGTCTATCATTGTCATATCCAATATATGCTTTTTTATTTTCTTCTAATAAATCACTAGGAATATAAGAACTAAAATTTCCTAAATATCCTAATTTTTCTTCTGTTGTTTTAGCAGTTAAAGCACCTTTTATTGCTGACTTCATTCTATCTCCAATAAAACTACCATCTACATTAAACCCACTTAAATAACTTAAATCTAATAAAGCCATCATTAAATAACTATTTTCTGGTTTAGCTAAATCTTCACCAAAAAAATCTACTAAATCATTTTTTTTAATATTCATGTAATTAACCGATATTTCCATACCATGATTTAATTCTAATTTTTGTTCTCCTTTTAATAATGATTCAATATTATATCCTTTATTAATTAATTGAGTTGTTACCCATTTATCATTTAAAGATAAACCATATCCTATTGTTGGATCATTTATATATTTGCCATCTTTCATTTGAGATAAATATTCATAAGATTTATCTTTATTCATAGGATCATAAACTGATTCACTAAATGCTCCTTCGTTTTTATATATATGAGCTAAGTAAGGATTATTTATAAAATTGTTTGTATTTACTTGTCCGTACATAGCTTGTTTAATGTAATCTCTTTGAGCTTCTTGTACTTCAAATTCTAATCTATCTTTATTAGCATCAAATCCTAATGTGTTTTCAAAAACACTTCTTACAATTTTTTTAAATACACTAGGAGATCCAACTCTATTTTCTTGATTAGAAAAATCATCAATAAAGTTTGCAAATTTTTCTGTAACTTCTCTATCAAATTCTGCAAATCTAGAATAACCAGTTATTGTTGATTCAAGAAAACCATCAGCCCAAGGATTAGCAACTAAAAAATCTCTTACATCACTAGGCATAGAAGATTTCATAGATTCATATTGTTCTTTAAAATATGTTTGAAAAAAAGAATCTCTTGAAAATTTACCATCTGAAAAATCTACACTTTGCATTGGTCTAAAATTAACTTCTGTATTTTTAGGATTTGGAACAGTAGAAAAAATACCATCTCCATCAAAATCTATTTCTAAATTATATGTAGGATATGGCTCAGTAGACTTTTCATCATAAGTAGCTCTTATTCTACCAGCATCATACATATCAAATAAATTGGTATTATTAAAAAATTTTTCATTAATTCCATATTCATCTTTTTGTAAATTACTCATATTCATTAATCTATTTTGTAAAGTAAAAATTAAATCATCTTGTATTTGTCTTTCTGAAAAACCTAATTTTCCATAATGACCAAATAAATCATATTGTTGAACACTAGTCATTACTACTACTCCCACTAAAAACTTTCCAATTAAATCCATCATTTGCAAAATCTTCCATAATAAACTTCATTGCGTTTTTTAAATTTTTTTCTACTGATTCTTTAGTTACATAACTTTCATCTATAAACATATTAGTTAAA